GCCGCGCGCGACCTTGCCGCCGCAGATCACGACGCCGTCCGCGTCCTCCCCTACCGGGAAGGCGCAGTCGCCCCAGGCCCGCGCGCTGAAGGCCTTGGTCTTCGAGTCGGGGCCGAGGATCGCCATGTCGGGCAACGGCCGCGTGCGGACCACGGGCGGGGCCTTGTTGCCGTACTTGCCGGACCAGACGGCTTCGAACTGGCCGCGCTGCGGGAGGTTCAGGTCCCGGGCCCGGCCGCGTACCGACGACGCGGTCACGCCGAGCCCGATCATCGCCGCGATCTGCGGCGTCGGGATGCTCGCATGCCAAGCGGCCGTGAGCGTGGTGTCCATCGGGTCGGTCCAGATCATGCGGCGTCCTCCTCCCATGGCGTCGGCTCGTCCCCGAAGGGGATCGGGTCGTCAAAGGGGATCGCCGCACCGCTCCGGCGATAGGGGTCGGGGGCCTGTAGCTTGGCGCCGGGGAACTCGACCTTCGCCAGCTTCAGGGCCCCGGGGATCATGTCGATCAGCGCCGCGACCTCGCGCGCCGTGTACACGTGTAAGTGCCGGCCCTCGGCTATGACCTTCCCGGCCTCGGCGTCCGTCTCGACGAAGGCGGCCACCGACCCGTCCTCAAGCCGGACCTCCCACACCCAAGGCTGGATCGGCCGCATCCCGGCCTCTTCCGCCAGCGTGTCCAGGGCCGCCCAGCCGCGCTGCATGGAGCCGGTCTTCTGCTCGACCTCGGCCAGCATGTCGCGGGTCAGGAACTCGGCCTTCCAGGCGCTTTCCAGGGCCTTGCGCCAGCGGGCCTGCTGGCCCCGGAACCGGGCGAACAGCGCCGGGTCGAGGCGCGCGGCCATGCTTTCCAGGCGCCCGGTCCCCCACTTCCGCTCGGCTTCGATGCGGCACACGTCCGCGCCGTCGAAGAAGCCCGACAGCATGGCGGCGTCTTCAGGGCTGATCGCCATGAACGGGCTCCTCTCGCTTCGGGAAAAACCGCTTCGCAATCCGTTCCTTGCGGACGATTTCTAGGCTGCGGCGCTCGGCGAAGTGGTCGCGGATGCTGGCGTTCAGGGTCCAGGCCTTGCCGTCCTCGGCAAGCCATCCGCCGCTGACAAAGGGCGCGAGCAACGCGCTCATTTCCCAGTAGGATTCGATCCTGCGTAGCGGCGCTATGTTCCACCGCAGGTCCGACAGGGTGAAGCGGTCCTGCGCGCTGGTGAGGATGTAGCTCCCGACCGCCTGAAGGCGCTCGCGCTGGTCGAGGTCGAACATGTCCACATAGAAGCTGCGGGCATGCGGGATCAGGAATTCCTGCACGATCCGCCCGGCCCGCTCGACGGTCCCGGCGCTAACCGGCAGAACGTCAGCTTCGGTATGGTTTTCCAGCACATGGAGGATCAAGCTCAAGCTTCCATGCACCCCCGGAAGCTTGCCGACCCAGGACGTGAACGCCCGCCCGAGGATTTCCGCGTCAACCTCCAGATCGAACACGTCCTGGCGGAAGGCGTTGGCCGCCGCGAGGCCATCGGCGTCCATCATGAAGGTCTGCGGCTTCATGGACGACAGGTAGTCGATGCGGTCGCTGTAGTGCTTGTAGGCGGCGTCGCTCTCGGCGTCGGCGGCGGGCGGGCCGGGCTCGATCAGGATCGGCAGGAAGCGCTGCGTCAGGCCGTCCGACATGAGGTCCGAAAGCTCGCGCATCCGGTCGGGTTGGATACCGCCCAGGAAGGCGACGCAGAGGTTGCGCACGTAGATGGAGCGCTCGACGCGGTCCACGTAGTAGGACCCGCCGTTGTGCGCCGTGAGCCAGAAGGCCCGGTCGCTGGCGCCCCGGTTGTTGTTGTAGCGGTCCAGGCTCCCGACGAAGCCGGAAAGCTCGTCATGCACCACCAGGGTTCCGCGATCCTGCTGCGCCAGCATCTTCGCCACCGCCTCGACCGTGACGTCGTTGACGATGTAGCGGGTCAGCGGCGGCGGCTTCTCGCCGCGATCCTCCTTCGGCGTCGCTTCCCAGCGGGCCATGTCGCGGGCGCGCTGCTCGGCGTAGCCGTGCTGAATGCGGAACAGGGGCCGCAGGGCGCCCTGCATGATCGGCGACTTCTTCGTGGCGCTCTCGCCGACCAGCATCGTCCACAGCCGGGGCGGCGCGTACCAGTCGCCGAACTTGCGCATCTTCACCCGGAACCGCTGGTCAAGCGCACCCGACATTGCGGTCAGCGCCGCCATCGCCACGCCCGCCGCGTCGGCGCCCAGGTTCGCGGCCTCGTAGGTCACATAGGCCTGTTGGCCGCGCGGCAGGGTGTCCATGGGGAACGGCGGCGGGGGTGACTTCACCCAAGGGTTGAACCCCTCGGGCGTACTAGGCTTTGGGGGCGCAGCGTTCGGCTTCGCGACGGAAGCCTCCCATGCCAGCTTGCCGTTCCACTGCGCCAGCGCGCGACCCCAGCGCTCCATGAACGCCGTCCGGCCGCGCCCCTCCCGCTCAAGGCCTTCCTCAAGCGGCAGGCCGTCGATGCGGGTCGCGATCCCGTAGAGGTAGAGGCCCCACGCCCGCTCGCGCTCGGCCTCGACGCGCGGATGCCCGGCCGGTTCGACGTCCTTAAGCTCCCGCTTCAGGTCGCAGGCCACGCCCCAGATGATGTTCGCCATGCGCTCTTCGCGGCCGTCCACCACCTGCCCGAAGTCGTTGACCTGCTCGGGGGTGTGGACCCGCTCGACACCCTGCCCGGCGTTGCGCGCGAACTCCTCGCGCAGGGTGTCCACGGCCTCGCGCACCCAGTCCGGCAGGTCGAGGACTTCGACCTCCCACGGGGCCCGGCCGGGCTCCCACGCGTACTCATGGCCGCTGTCGTGCATCGACGGCGGACAGACGAAGAAGCCGCCCTGCCCCCGGATGTCCACGCCGATCCGCGTCTTGAAGGTGGGCGGGGTCCAGCCCTCGGGGGCGCGGAAGACGATCTGCCGCCCGCCGCCGCCTGTCCGCTGGGACGGCGTCTCGGGCTCGATGTTGTTCGCATGGACGGCCAGCAGGCCAGCCCACCAGCCCAGGCCATCCTTGCCCTCGCGCTGGTCGAGGTCGATCACCACCAGCCGACCTGAACACTGGCCCGCGATGACGCCCATGTTCTGGCGTTGAACGAAGCGTCCGGCCGCGCCGTACCAGTCGCGGAACGTGGCGTCGTCGGCCAGCGCGTCTTCGAACTGTCGCCAGTCCACGACCGGCCGTTTCCAGTTCACATGCTCGCGGGGGAGAAGCGCAGGGACCACCTGCCAGCCGCAGGCACGGTACATCTTCGCCCAGGCCACCGGCCCGGCGAATTCCGTGTCGAAATCGGCTTGAAGCGGCATCGCCACGCTCACAGACCTTCACCTGATCGGGCCCGGCGACCGGATCGCCACCGGGCCCCATGGGTCAGAAGTCGTCATCAACCGAAGCAAGCACGGGGGCTGGCGCGGCGGCGGGCGGCGGGGGCGGTGGAGCGGGCGGCGGCGCCGGGGCCGGTGGCGCAGGCGGCGCGGGGGCGGCCTGCTGCGGCGGCGGTGGCGTAGCTGTCTGCTGGTGGGCCTGCTGCTGCACGTAGCCGGGCTGAAGCTCGGCGGGCCGGGGAACCCATTTCACGATCTGCCAAACGGGCTCGTAGTTCGTGGAGGACACCGGTTCGCCGCCTGCACCCTTGCCTTGCGAGACGCGGGCGATGGTGGAGGCCAGCTTGACGACCGGCAGAAGGCCCGGGTTCGCGGGGAGCCCGGCTTCGTACAGGTCGTAGAGGGCCTTCATCGCATCGACCGACACCTTCGCGTTGGCGGCCATTTCCCGAAGGTCGCCCCCCGACTGCTTTCCGAGAAGCAGGTTCAGCCGGTAGCCCGGTCGATGCTTGTCGGACGGCTTGTCGGGAAGGCCTTTGCCGAGGATCGCCGTGCGGATGTCCGGCGCCGAGCCGGTCGGAAAGTGGAGCCACCCCGTTTCGATAGCCTCAAGGTCGAACACAGCTTGGAACACGTTCTGAGGTATCTCGACGGTCGCGGAGTCCCACCGACCGGAGACGTCGGTTCGATCCACACGGAAGATGCGCCCGGCCCGAGCATCGTACTTGATGATCGGAATTCGGTTGCCTTGGTCAGACGCTGGCAAGTTAAGTGGCATAATCCACTCCGTCACAAAGCGGCGAATGCGCCGCTACACATCGGCGCGTCAGAAGTCGCACCGATCCCTCATAATCTGCATTAGGTCTTCCGACCCCAGTTCTTCGCGTTTCTGTTGGATGATCTCTTGAAGCTCGTCATACCAGCCGCCCGGCAGGTCGAGCGGGCGGAAGTCCAGGCGGGCTTGAATCTCGTCCAGTTGGGCGGGGTAGAGCGCGCCCATGACCTCATCGACCAAGGTCGGCCAGAGGTCCGGCTTGTCGCGCTTCACGCTGTAGGCGCTGGGCGGCAGGAGGGACGCGGCGAAGGCGTTCGGACGCTTCATGGCGCCACCACCTTCACCCTGCGGCAGGCCTTGACCGCGATCCCCCACAATTCGGAGAGGAAGCGGTTCTCGGGCCGGTCCTTGTCCTTCGCCCAGACCCACTTCGGCGCGGCGTCGCCGTCAACGACGTGGTCAACGGCCTTGTCGATCATCGCCAGCTTGCGCTTGATCGGCAGGGCGGGCGACCGGGGGTCGGCGTCCATGGCGAACAGCGCCGCCTCATGGAAGGGCTGCATGTCCAGGCGCAGGTGCGGCGGGCGCAGCAGGTTTCCGTCATCGTCACGCGGGCGCATTTACGCGGCCTCCGCTCTGATCGGGTGGGTCCGGCCGTAGTCGGCCAGCAGGGCGGCCTCAGCGCGCCCGTCGTGCTTCTTCAGGCGCCATTGGTCGGCGTCCTGCGGGAAGCGCTGCGAGGCCAGTGCACGGGCTTCGTCCTTCCCCGCCGTGATCCCCATGAACCGCTTCCACGACTGCGGGGTGACCAGCAGGTAGGGGATGAAGTTCGACGCCAGCAGCATGCGCAGCGTGCCGAAGCCCACGCCGACCTTGAAGGCCTGCGGTCCGCCGTCCGTGGGTCGCGCCCATTGGCGCTCTAGGACCGCGAACTCGATGTCGGGGGACCGGGCGTCCAGCAGCCGGGCGAGCGAGCCTTCATCGTAGTCCTGGCCCTTCTTGCCCTTGAAGACCGGCATGTCGAAGGTCTGCACCCTGCCCCGCACCATGAACGCGAGCGCCCCGTTCACGCCGGGGTCGATACCCAGGATGACGCCCCCGGCCATTAGGCCGCCTGCTCGCGACGCCGCTCTCTGCGAACCGCGTCCGCGACGCCCAGTTCGATCCACGTTGCTAGGCCAAGCTCGACGATCAGAAGCCAATATTCCGAGGGGATGCGCTCGCGCTGCCACCACGACTGAACCGTGGTCGGTTTCTTCGACAGGTTGAGCTTGCGGGCGACGACCGCCACGCCTCCGCCATCACGTATGACATCTCGATGACTGCGCATGATGGCCGATTCGTGCGCTCGAAAAAAAGACTTGGCAAGCGCAGTTTGAGTGCTAATCGAATCGCGTGGGACGAGTTTTGTGTTCTGTGAGTGCGCTCTGCACTATTCGCCTCCCTATTGTCCCGCTGACAACTCACATTGCGTTAGACGTAACGACCACTTTACCAAGGGATTGACCTGAATTTTGCGCAATGTGAGCACGTAACATGGATATGCCACGCCAAGTGATCCGTAATACAGCAAGCGTCATATCAAGGGATCGAGAGATGTCGGTGTGGTCAGCCCAGGAAAAGGACGTACAGTCGGCGAACGCGTTATTCGGGTTCGACCTGCCGGACCTTTCACATTTGTTAATAACAAATGTTAACAGCTTCACATTGTACTGGCCCGAAACCGCCACGCTACCTCAAGGTGCATATGTTTCGGATCGCATTCCGTGATGGATAGACAACTCACTGTGAATAGGCGCTAATTGGGTTCCACTCGGGGTTGAGATGGTAAAAACACGGTTCCCTGACGCACCGCCTCAGATTGCAGCCTTGCCGCTGGATCGACGGGGTTTTCCGACGCCATGGTTCGTGCCGTGGATCGACGGGGAGCCTGATTTTGTCGGGGTTAGACCTGAGAGAATTACCGAAGCCCGCACCCGCCGCCTCTGTTGGACCTGTGGTCAACCTCTAGGTGGTGTCTTCGCCTTCGTGATCGGGCCGATGTGCGCGGTCAACCGCGTCACCGCCGAGCCCCCCAGCCACCTTGCCTGCGCCCGCTTCGCCGTCACGGCCTGCCCGTTCCTGACGAAGCCGCTCGCCAAGCGCGGCGACAGTCCGAACGTGCCGCAGGGCGCCGAGAAGCCCGTCGCCGGGATCATGATCGAACGGAATCCGGGCGTGTCCCTGATCTGGCAGACGGGGAGCTACCGCTACCTGCGCGAGCCGGGGCCGAAAGACCGGCCGGTGGGCCTGTTCTTCATCGGGGCGCCAAGCCGCCTAGAGTGGTACGCGCACGGCCGCCGCGCCACCCGCGCCGAGGTCGTCGAAAGCGTCGAGACGGGGCTACCGAAGCTCGTCGAAATCGCCCGCGCCGAAGGCCCTGCGGCCGTGCGCGAGCTTAAGAAACTCATCGAACGCGCCGTGAAATTTCTCCCGGCTGAAGAGGAGACGACAGATGCCGCAGTCCAAGGGTGAAACGTGGGAGTAGTTGCGATGATGGCTGAGCCCCGATCCTTCGGGAAGAACGTCAAACCCGCCGCCTCGGAGAAAACGGGCGGCTACGTCTCGCAGGCCAAATGGGCGAAGCCGCTCCCGAGGCCCCGGGTCAACGTGATCCCGGCGCAGAGTTGGCTGGCCTATAACTGGATCGACAAAGACCCCGACCTCGAATTCGTGCTGTTCGCCATCGCCGAGTCGGGATGGACACTTGAGGCCATCGAGCGCGAAACCGAAAAGAACGGTCACAAGGTCAGCAAGTACACCCTCATCGCGTGGGACCAGGGCAGCACAAAGCGGCCCCAGAACGCCACGCTGAACAGCGTCATGGCCGCCATCGGCTGGGACCGGCCTTGGGTCCGCCGATCATGAGCGAAAGGAGCCTCGCCGAATGCCGAAGACCCTCGACCCTGCCGACCTCGCGCGCTTTCTCGTCATGGAGGGCGCAGCAGAGCTTATCGAAGCCTTCATGGGCATCCCCGAGGGAGCCATGCGGGACAGCCTGATAAACATCGCCCAGGTCACCCGGGACCAGTTTCTCGGGGGCATGAAGCAGCCCGACCCCTTGGGTCTGATCGGCGCGGCTGATCCGGTGAAGGCCTTGAGCGGCCCGCGCCGGGGACAGGCCCGCACCGACGATCCCGAGGTTCGCGCCGTCCAACTCATGATCGAGGGCCGGACGCCGGTCCAGGCGGCGCAGGAAACCGGCCTCGACCTGAACAGCGTCCGCGCCGCGCACAAGGCGGCCAGGATGGGCGGGGTTGTCTTCCCGAACCTGAAGGCCTCTCAGAAGCCGAAGGGCACGGTCACCTTCATCACGAAGGTCGAGGAGCTGAACAGCCAGAGCATGGCGATCATGTCGCGCACGGCGGCCGAGCGCGGGCTGACCTTGGAAGACTACCTGCACCGCCGCGCGACGGCGCTCAGCATGGCGATGGAGGGCCGCCACGTCCGCGCGATCATGGAGGCCACGAAAGAGGCCAAGTCCGTCCTCACGTCGTGGTTCGCGTCGGCGCGGCAGGCCGGGTACGACGTGCCCTACATGATCGACGCGACCACGGTCCCGGTCGAGGAGGTCGCGGAGAACGTCGTCCCGATCCGGCCGCCGAAGCCCAAGGCGACGAAGGCGAAGAAGGGCAAGGGGAAGAAGAAGCACCCTCACCCGCCCTTCATCCTCACCATGGATCAGTACGCCATCGTCGGCGGGCTTCAGCGGGCGGGGCTCGACAAGGCGGCGAAGCACATGGGCGTGCCCATGGACGTGATGCTGCGCCTGCGCCGCGAGGCCATCGCCATGCTCGACCAGGGCGTGTCCACGCCAGAGGTCGCGACGGCCCTGAAGGTCCCGGAAACCCAGCTTGCCGCATGGCGCACGGCGGCGCAGGTGACCGGCGTGCTGGCGATGGCGAAGCACGACCCGGCGACCCTGATCGGCGCGCGCAACATGGGCGTCGAGCCCGAGGTCTACCTGAAGCTTCGCGATGAGGCCTTGGCGCTGCTGGACTCGGGCCTCGGCGCGAGCGAGGTCGCCCAACGCTTAGGCCTCGAAAGGCAGAAGGTGTCCAACTGGGGCACCTTCGCGACCCGGGAGCGGCGCGAGCAATATCCCAGCATTCGGGCGAAGACAGAGCCCCAAGCGTAACCTTGTCGAGCGGTCCCCAGGAAGGAGGGAAAACCCTGTCGTAGAAGCTTAGGAGGACCGCCATGACCATGCGTGACGACTCTCGTGTCCGCGAACTGGAGTCGAGCCTGTTCGTCGCTGGCCTGATCGCTCAGACCTTCGTCGAACGGCTCGCCGTCTTCGACCGCGAGAACGCCCACCTGCGCACCGTGGCGCAGAAGGTCGCCTGCCCTTACGGACACCGCGCCAGCAACGGCGGCTGCATGCTGGGCTATCCCGGCTGCGCCTGCATGGACGACCTGTACTACGCGACCAGCTACCCGCCCGAGACGACCGAAGAGGCCTACAAGGAACGTCTTGAAGCGCGACTCTCGGCGCTCGCCGAGCGCGTCAGGATCGCCGCCAATCATTTCCGATCCATGGCCGAAGGCTTCGACCGCGCCCGCGAGCCCAGCAAGGCCGCCGCCTGCGCGGGCATGGCGAACCTCATGGGAGACAATCTGTGAACACGATGATCCGCACGGCCTTCAGGGTCGGGACCAAGCTCGTCTGCATCCGCCCGGGGACGACGCTGCTCGTCAAAGGCCAGCCCTACACCGTGATCGACAACGCCGACCTCGGGCCGCCCTCGGCGCTGGTCGAGGTCAAGGAATTCCCGGGGCTGCTGTTCCACCCCGACCGCTTCGTTCGGGAGGTCACATGACCGCCGAGGACGATCTACTTGAACGCCACTGCCCGACCTGCTTCATCCACTACGCGGCGCCCAAGGCCTTGTTCGACAGGAAGAACGAGACGGGCGAGGCGTGGTACTGCCCGAACGGCCACCACATCATCTACAAGGTATCGAAGCTTCAGCAGGCGAAGGACGAAGCCGCCGCCCTGCGCCGCGAGCGCGACAGGCTCAAGCAGAACGAAGCCTACTACATCGAACAGCAAGAACATGACCGGCGAGCGAAGCGCGACCTCACCAAGCAGGGCGCCGCGCTGAAGGGCCAGTTGACGAAGATCAGGAAGCGGGTCGGGAACGGCGTCTGCCCCTGCTGCAACCGCACCTTCAGCGACCTTCAGCGCCACATGAGCAACAAGCACGCCGACTACCGCGCGGAGGTCGCATGACCCCTGAGAAAGACCGGCTGGCGACGATCCGGGGGCTTGTCTGGGACAACCGCGCCCGTATGCCGTCGTTCGTCATCTACGACCACCCGAAGGACTTCCCCGACCATTTCGTGGCCCGGCTGTGGTGGGGCCTGCCCGAGTGCGTCGGGACGGCCTTCACGATCCGCTCGACGGAAATCGACACGCTGCGCGACCTCATGGAGTCGGCCGGGCTGGTGAAGCTCTCGCCCAACGAAGGCGACGACCCGATCATCTTGGAGACATGGCTATGACCCAGCGCCTACCGACCCGCTGGAAGCTCGCCAGCGCCCTTATCGCGGCCGGGCTGTACGACATGGCCGAGCGCGCCGTCCTCGGCCTCTATGACGACTACCTGTCGCCCTACGACCTGCCGATCACGATCCTCGCCCATGAGCTTCAGCGGATCGGCACGCCCGAGGCCCTGTTGATCCGCAGGCAGGCGATGGCGGGCGAGTTCGACGCCACGGCGGAAGAGGGCGCGCTGTGGGCGCAGAGCCCCGAGGGGCAGGCCATGCTGGCGAAGATGAGGAAGGGGTGACGATCTGCCGTAGACCATCTGAAAGGCCTTCCCCATGGACGACGACCTCACCGCTGACACCGTCTACACGGTCCCCGAAGCCATCCGCCGCCTGAAGGTGAGCAAGTCCACCTTCTACCGAGCGAAGCGCGCCGGGCAGATCAGGACGGTCAAGTTCCGCAAGCGGACGCTGGTCCCGATCACGGAAATTGACCGCCTCCTCACCCTGCCTACGCCGCTGCCTGCCGCTTGAACTCGATGACGTTCCCCGCGAGGAACGAACCCCAGTCGCACATAATCAGGCGGCGCTCTTCAAGCGCGTCGTCATCCCAGTAGTGATGCTCGACATCCGACCCGATCCGGTGCGCAAGGCAAAGCTCGGCGAACTCGCGCCGATAGTTCGGCGAGTGCTTGACCCAATTGCGGAAGGTCCGCCGCCAGCCGTGCAGTGAGGCCTTCGCGACCCCGTCCTCATCGCGCCCGACGATGTCGGTCACCACGTTCGTAATGGCATCGCCCCCGATAAGCTCTCGGGTCCAGGGGTTCAGGAACACCGCCCGATCCGGCCGCATCTTGTCCACGCCAAGCCGCAACAGCAGCGTCACCGCCGCGTCGTTCAGCGGGACCCGATGCTTCTCCTTCATCTTCATCCGCTCTGCCGGAACCGTCCAAACCTTGGCCGCGAAATCGACCTCGCCTGCGATCAGGCCGCGTGACTCTTTGGACCGCGAGAGCGTGAGGATCGTGAACTCGGCTGCGAACGCCCACACCGTGCCAACCTGCCGCAGGGTCTTCATGAACTCGGCGGCCTCGGCGTAGGGTAGTGACGGGCGGCGGTTGTGCCTGCGCGCGCCCTGCCTGCCCAGCATCGCGTTTACAAGCTCGACGTCGGCCGGGTTATGCCAGGGCGCCGCGATCAGGTCGAAGGCGAAGGCCCGGGTCAGCACCTTGTGAATATTCTGGCGCAGCTTGCGGCCGGTGTAGGGGCGCGAATGCCAGTAGGGGTCCAGAACTTCGGCGACGTGGTACTTCGTTATCGTCGCGGGCGTCAGCCCGGCCATTGACCCCGTGTATCCCTTCACCATCGCAAGGAACTGTTCGCGGGTCTTCTCGGCCGGGCCGGTCAGCGTCGCGATGTGCTGTTCGGCGAACTGGGCGAAGGTGACGTTCTTGTCGGGCGCTGAGCGCATGGCCTTCATGGCGTCCCGCTCGCCGATGGGATTGCGGCCAGCCCGCAGCACGTCGGCCCACCTATCCCGTTCGTCGCGGGCCGCCGGACCGCTGACCTCAGGGTACGACCCGAGACCCATTTCGGGGCGCTTATCGCCCCAGTCGAACATGAAGACCCACTTCTTCGCGCCGGTCGGCGAGACGACCAGATAGAGGCCGTCGCCGTCGCTCAATCGGTTTTTCGCGGCCTTGCCGTCCGCGCCGGTCTTCGGCTTGGCGTTCTTGATCGCGAGGTCGGTAAGAGGCATCGGAGCATCCCTTCTGTGCGCAAAATCCAGCCCCACCAGCAGCCCCACCCAGCCCGTGAACTGTGGTGGAACGGTGTGACCCGCAAGAAGACGCTCTGACCCGCTAAGTGGTCAATCCCGTTGAGGAATTTGGAACCGTGGGAGACTTGGAGCGTCTGTCTGACACCCGCTTTTACCTACTCCCCGACGATACGTCTAGGCCATAATTTCCTGCGGTTTGTCAATTGCTTGGGTTTTCTCGTTTTTCGCTGGTCCCACCCACAGCCCCACCCGAGCGATTCACTGGGACGTCCGGCCACGCGTCGAACATGCCGGGCGGCGGGTAGGCCATGAAGTGGAACGCCCACGTCTGGCGGTAGCTACAGACCGGGCAGAACCACCCGTTCACGCTGGCGACAAGCTGGCCGAAATCCTGATCCGGGTGGTCCGCCTGATAGGCCACGTGCGCCGGGTCCATGCGGTTGTTGCCGCAGGTGAAGGGGTGGACCCGGCCGAAGGTCTGCCAGCGGTTCAGGGCGGCGACCTCAGACGGGGTCCACGGCGCCTTAAGCTTGTCCATCGTCGTCTCCCGTCGTCGGCGCGAGCGCCTTCCGCACCATGTCCTCAATCGGGCCGTGGGCGTCGCGGGCGTAGTCGAAGGCCTTCGCGTGCGACGTGCCGACGTAGCTGTCCGGCCACCACTGAACGCCGTCGCGGAAGCCCTCGGCGTAGGCGATCCGCACGATCATCAGGAATTCCGCGACCAGGGTCGCGCGGGGGTCATCGGGTTCGGGGTCCATCAGCCTGCGCCCTCCGCGCCTTCGTGCATCTTCAAGGCCTCGCGCACGGCCTCATCGTGGACCGCCTGCGCCTCGGCCCAGGTACAGGACCGCTTCATCCACCGCAGGCCGCCGTCGTCGGGATTATTCGACGCCATGAAGATCGCCGTCTCGAATACGACCGGCCGCGACGTCAGGCCGTGGCCGTAGTCGAACCCGAGGAAGACGGTCGAGACGTTGGCGAGCGGGAGCCGGGTCAGGTCTACCTGCCGCACCTTCCCGTCTTCGAAGAACGTCGCCCATTCGATGAACGTCGCGGGCACGACGTCGCGGGCGGCGTCGAGGACGTAGAGGTTGTTTTCAAGGGGGTGTCCCATGCCCCCAAGATAACGCAGAACGCGTGGCTAGAGCATCCCCGCCTTCTGGGCGATCAGGAGGATCGCGACCACCACGGCCAGGACGCAGATGACCCAGCGCAGCCACGCGACGGGCGGCGGAAACGGGATGTAGGTCGCGACGGCGCAGACCAGCCCGACCAAGATCAGGACGACGATGGCGAAGACCAAAATGCTCATCTGAGGCTCCCTTCGAAAATCCGGGCCGTAGGCGGCCCAGAGGCCCTTCCGGCTACCGTACTAGCCGCCGACCCTGCAAAGGCCACTCAGCGGCCCCGGTCGGCCTTCTCTCGATCCTTGCGCACGGCCTGCTGGCCTTGGTTTGCCGCCTGCCCCGTCCACTCGCCGATATCCTTCTCGACGGCGGTCAGGAACTTCCCGACGCCTGAGTTGCGCGCGGCCATGGCGCGAAGCTGCTGTTCGGCGAGCATGGCGTCCTTCGTGCCGCCCGCCGCGATCATTTCCATGAGGTCCGACACGGCCTTGCGGGTCTGCGTGTTGGCGACGTGCTTCGCCACCAGCGCCGGGACGGCGGACACATGGCCGGTCATCGCCGACGTCACGGCGCCCTTGAGGCTGAAGGGCTGGAATGATCCGGCCAGCCGCATCGCGTTGCGGAACGGCGTCCCCTCGACGACTTCCTGAAGCTTGCTGAAGGATTCGGGGTGAAGGAACCGCTCGATGTTCTTCTTGCTGTCAGGGTCGCCCAGCGGGCCGAACACCTGCCGGATTTTGTTGTCGAGGCTCCCGCCGCTGTAGACCCGCTTCGCCTTCGACTCCGCGCCCCGCAACTTCGTGTCGAGAAGATCGACGTTGGCGAACTTCTTGTTCGCGTTCCGCGCCGCGTCGATGGCGAGCTTCCCCTGCTGCGCCAGCGCACCGCCGCCCGGGACCGCGATGTCATTCGGCCCGGCGACGTTGATGAAGTCGTTGAACTGCTTCGCCATGCGCCCGCGAAGCTCGGGGTTCGTGACGGTCTTGTAGACCTCCTGCTTCATCGTCTCGACCTCATCGAGCGTCAGCGGCAGGCCTTGCTTCACCTTGTCGGTCAACTGTCGGGCGCGGGCAAACGCCGTGCTGTCCATGACCTTCGATGCGCCGAAATCGTTGATCGTCTTCAGCGTCGCCTGCTCAAGCCGCTTCGTAGCCTCGGGCGTGTAGACCACGCCCAGGTCGCGGACCGCCTGATAGGCGTCGTCCTTCGCCTTCCGCAGCGCCGGGATGGCCTTGTCCGGCTTGAACTTCGTGGCCGCCTTGACGACCTGATCGCCCGCCGCCTTGGCGATCTTGCCGCCGACGACGTCGCCGATCTTGCCAGTGGCGGCCCCGATCCCGGTATCCGCCGCGAGGCGCTTCATGCTCTCGGGCTTCCAATCCATCGGCGCTTCCGAGTTGGCGAAGCCTGAGACGGCGCCCTGCGTGATCGGGCCGCCGAGCGGCAGGGATGCGACCGTTTCGCCGATGAATTCCCCGATACCCCCCGGCCGCTTGGTCTTCTCGGCCTCGGCGATGGCGGGCTGCGCCATGCCCCGGTTGAGACCCTTGTTCAGCATGGAGAGCGCCTGAAGCGCCGCGCCGCCCATCCCCGACCGGGCGGCGTAGGTGGGGTCGTTCAGGTCCACGCCGGGGATTGATTCCACCCGCCGCAACAGCCTGTCCGGCAAGCCGGTGACCCCCTTGGCGAAGCCGAGCATCTGACTCGTCTCGCGAGGGTCCTTCGGACGGGCGGCGGCTGCGGCCTGCACCTGCGCGACCTGAGGCGGGACGGCCGCAGGCGGTGGCGCGGCGGTGGCGCGGGGCGCGGGCGCATCTTCGAACTCGTCCCATGGATCGGCCGCAGGCGCAGCCCGCATGGCGGGAGCCGCGCTCCCCGGCGCGTCTTCGAACTCGTCCCATGGATCGCGAGCGGCCATCTAGCGCGCCACCTTCTGGCGGCCGTCCGGCGTGATGAACACCGTCCCCGAGGGCAGGTTCCGAGCTTCGTCAGGCGAGCGCACCTGCACGGGCGCGCCGCCTTGGGGAGCGCCCATAGCGCCGCCGTACTGCTTCTCGTAGACCGCATTCTCTCGGCCGATGTGCGCTTCCAACTGGTCGAGCTTCGACAGGACAGTCTGCGGACTGTCGTAGGGGTTCGGCAGGAAGGGCTTGAGGTACGGCTGTTCGCTCAGCGTCACCGCCGCGCCGGACAGATCGTGGCGAGTGATCGCCGCCAGCCGTCCCACCGCCGCCAAGGCCTGCTTGTCGGTATCCGAGCGCCGCTCGTTCATGCCGATTTCACCGATAGGGATTCCCCCCACCACGGCCTTTTCCGCGACGTTGCCCCAGCCGAAGGCCTTCGGGCTCTGCTTCACCAGATTGCGCGCGCCCCGGATCGCCTCAAGCGCGGCGCTGTTGCTGCTGTAGACCGTCCGCACCGCCGCCGGGGCGCTGCTCAGCGCGCCGCCTCCCGCACCGTCCCTCGGGGTTCCGTCCGATTTCGTCTCGCCGGTCGCGACGTTCCGCTGAATGCCGTTACCGGCGTTCTCCCACCGCTCGCCCGGCTTCGCGCCGATGCTGAAATATTCGTAGCCATCGGGCGGCGGGGGCAGACCTGCGAAGGGATCGGCCGCAGGCGCGGACGCCTGCGCAGCGGCCGGGCGAGCGTCACCGACCGGGGCAGGCGCGCCGCCCGCCGCCGCACGCTCACGCTTGAACTTATCGACGTACTGAGCGCCCGTCGTGCCGAGGACGTCGCGGCGCTTCGCACCCTGCGCCAGCGGCCGACCCGTGAACCAAACGCTCGCCGCCTCTTCGGGCGAGCCGTGCTTCGCGGCGAATTCCCCGAACTTGGTGTCGAACACCATGTCCTGCGCCTTCTGATCCAGCAGGAATTGCTGCGGGGTCATCCGCCGTCCGAGGACTTCTTCGGTCCACTGCGGGATGTTCGCGCCCATGACCTGATACTTGCCATAGGCCCGGTCGCCCGACCGCGTCACCGGCCCCATGGCGGAATAACCGCCGCGACCACGGCTCTCGCCCGCCGAAATCGCGGTGCGGTTCAAAAGCTGATCGGTCGGTGCGGCAGGGTTGGCCGCCGACACGGCGGCGACGGGCGCTGGGTTGGCGACGGGCGCTGGGTCGGCGACGGGCGCTGGGTCGGCGACAGGCGCAGGCACGGCCCCAGGTCCAGGGGCGACCTTCGGGCGCAGGTAGACCTTGTTGGGTTCGAACTCGGTATGTTCCGGGTCGCTCTCGCGGATCGTCTGGCGGTCGTCCAAGTCCTGCGGGTTGACGCCCATCGCGCCACCCCGGCCCGTACTGACGATGCTGTACTGATCGCGCAGGTCTTTGGCGGCCTTCATGTCCCCCATGAGGTCGCCTTCGTAGTCGGGCGCATTGGCGGCCATGTAGTCGCGGAACTTGTCGGGGCTGTACTTCCGCTTTCCGGTCTTCTCGTCCACGTCGTAGGAGGCGAGGAACCCTTGGTTCTTCGTCTTCTGCGCGGCCGTGGCGCGGTCGTCGGCCTTGCGCTTGTCCATGCGCGCCAGGATGCGCTGCTGATCGCCGAAGGCCTCATCCTCGCCGCCCCCGGCCCGCAGGGTCGTCCCGATGGCGAGACGGCCTTCAGGGCTGATCGCCCACTTGCCCGCGTCCTTCAGCAGGCCGCCCGCGACGTCGCCGAGGCCGCGCTTCTTCGGTATGACGGCGGCCGGGGCCGCGCGTTCCTCAGGCATGTAGCCCGGCGCGAACTCCTCGTCCCGGAAGGTCGGGAGGTTGGCGTCTTCTTCGTCGTCGAAGCGGCCCAGCAGGTTCGACAGGAAGCCCATCTAGTACCCTCCGCCACCCCCACCGCCACTGGGGCCGCCCGCGCCGAACGCGCGCCGCGCCGACTGGCCGAACTGGCGAGCCCGCTGCACCTTCTGCGGCAGGTTTCCCATCATCTGATCGCCGAGGCCTTGCAGCAGCCCACCTTCCCGGGGGCCATTCATCTGCGGCGCGCCCATCATCTGCTGACCGTCCGGCGCCATGCCGACCGGCCGACCGGGCTGCATCGACGGCTTGCCTGCCAGCATCGTCTGCCAATCGACCGTAGGTTCCGGCGCGGCGTTCTCGGGCGGCAGACCGGTTCCGGCGTCGTCGGGCATGGGCGGCATGCCCGCCATCATCATTGCCATTTGCTTGAGCTTGCCCATGAAGGCCTCCTATCCCGCCGCCGCCGTGAGGAAGTCGCCTGCCCAGTCGATCAGGCCTTGGGTCTTCTTCGTCTTCTCGGTCCCCGTCTTCGTGCTGGTGGTCGCCGACGTGTCCCAGCCGGAGGAGTCGTCGGTCGCCGTCTTGCCGAAGTAGGACGACGGGTCGAGGCCCGCGTACAGGTCGCCCATCTGCTTCAGGTACTCAGCCGGATAGTTCGCCGCGTCGGTGAGGAACCCCGACTCCTGCGCGCCGTACTCCCCTTGCGCGTCGAGGCGGTTGAACCGGTCGGCCTGCTCGGCGGCGGTGATGTCGCCATAGCCCTTGGCCCGGTCCACGCCGAGCCGCTGGTTTGCCTCGGCCGCACGCAGATTCGCCGACTGGTTCGCCATCGACGCCTGAAGCGCGAGGTTCGCGTTCGTCGTCGAAGCGTCCTGCCGCCGCCCGGCGTCCTCGCCGGAGAGCCGGGTGGACTCGGTGAACATGTCCTTCAGCAGTCCGCCTTCCGTCGCCGCGCGGCCACGCGCCAACTGACCTTCGGTCTCCGCTTCCTGAATGCCGTATCGCGAGCCCTGAAAGGCCTTGTTCCGCGCCGCGTCGGCCGCCTGACCGGCGCGGGTCTGGTCCGCTTGGAAATCGTAGTCGGACAGGACCGGGTTGGTGATCTGATCCTTGAACGGGTTGTAGTAGTTTTCCAGGCCGCTCAGCAGGCTTTCGCCGTTGATGTTCCCGCCGCTGACACCCCCGGCGGTGATGTCCTGAATACCGCCGAACGCGTCGCTGCTCTTGCTGAAGTCCACCCCCGGCATGGTCTGCGCGCTCTGCCACGCGGCGCGCTGAGCGTCACTGACCTGCGGGCCGAAGCCTTCCGGACCTTGGCTGACCAGATCGTTGATGCCGCCCGCGATCCCCTTGGCCGGGTCGAGCAACCAGTCGGGAGCGTTGACCCCCGTGGTCCCCGTCCGCGAACTGCCCGACGTGTTCGCCGTGTTGTCGGTCGAGGTCCCGGTGTAGGTGGTGGTCGTCTTCTTCGCCACGTCAGACCTCCTTGGACACCGTGACCGAAGCGATGCCGTAGCCGAGCGGCGTCATCATGTGCGCGGTCTCGGGGGTGTCCTCGATCAGGATGCGGCTGCACCCCATCATGCGGGAGATGACCACAAGGCCGGGTTCCATGGCGACGATTTCGGCCCGGTCGCCCACCGCCCAGAGAAACTGCATGATCCGCGCGCCGGTCGGGTAGACCTCGATCTGGCCGACGATGGCGGCATCCTTGCCGGGGAAGAAGAACGCCCGGCGCAGCGCGATCCGCTGCTCAAGCTCTTCCAGGGTCCAGAGGTCGTCATCCTTCAGGGCCTCGGCGAACCGCTCGCGGAAGCGCGCCCAGTGGACAAGCGTCGGATCGTCGAGCGTCGGCCCGATGCGCGGGGGTTCGGCCTGATCCAGGCGGTCTTCGCTCACTACCGGCCTCCGATCCGCTGCACGTCCAGCTCAGACTTTCCGCCCCGTGCGAAGGCGGGCGCCGACGACCAGTCGTAGCGGATGCAGGCGATCCGGCCCGAGAGCCGGAAGTCCCGCTTCGCCTGACCCGGCGACAGTGACCAGGGACCATGAGGGCGTTGCGGCGATTGGGGAAACTCCCGCGTGCGGATGGTCAGCAGCATCGGCCCCTGCTGGTTCCTGAAGTCCGGCCAGATGCCGTTGACCAGCACCCCGCCCTCGGCCTCGCCCAGATAGAAATCCGTGCTTTCGAGGTAGCCGGTCAGCGGCGCGCCGTCGTCGCTGTGCCCCTTCTCCTGCCAGTAGACCCGGCCGTTCGGATGCACCCCCACGGGGAACGGCTGCGGCCCGGCGTCGGTGTAGGCCGAGCGCGCCAGGACGTCCCGCGACCAGCCATCGGGATTGAACGAGACCGCCCGGCTGGGTTCGAACCCGCCGTCGCGGTCGTCCGGCCAGAACCATGTCAGTTCGCGGAAAGTGGAGGTCGAGGTCCCGACGATCTTGTCGTCCTGCCCGGCGACGATGTGATCGACGAACATCTGTCGGATCGGGCAATCCACGATCTGGGGCGCGCCGCCCAGCGCGCAGGTCCAGAATACCCGGTCGGGACTGATCCACATGACGGCCTGCGACCGCACGACCGGCGCGCCGGGGCTGATCGCGCCGCAGTTCATGCCGACCCGTTCGAACTTCCACGTCTGGCCGGGCGCGCCGACGAAGGTCCCCATGAATAGCCCGTCCGACGTCCACACGTAGGCGTAGTCGCCGACGAAGCGGGCGCAGACGATCCGGCCGCCGCTTTCGAGAATCCATTCGCCCGCGTTGTTGGCGGACGTTGGGACCCAGTCGGTGTTGTCCTCGATATCGCTCCACCGGATGCAGAGGTCGTTGAAGACGCCTGAGACCTGCTCGTTGCAGCCGAAGGCGAACACCTGCCGCTGTGGCGCGACCTGCATGTAGGTCACCTTCGCGGGCGCGCCGGGGAGCGGGATCGCGCGCACCAGCGGGTCCTGTTCCCACTGGTAGATGCCCCGGCCGCGCGGGTTCGCCAACAGGTCGCCGCCCCAGTTGTCCAGGCTCCACGTCAGCGGGAAAAATTCGACCGTCGAGGGTGTGCCGTACGTGCCGACGCCGTAGGCGCCGGTTCCGACGCCCGCGCCCCCGGTCCCGTCGATCTGGCCGGGCACGAAGCCCACGGGCGCGATGTCGGACAGCAGGCTCCCCTGCCAGACCTTCAAGCCGTTGTGCAGCCCGAACGCGATATCGAGGACGCTCACCGTGTCCGTCCACGTATGGACCGACCGGCAGACCCCGCCCAGGTTGTCGAGGGTCAACCGTTCCCAGCCGCCCTTGATCTGCCACCCGCCCTGATAGAACCGCGCCAGCGACCCGTTGCCCCACCGGCCCGGGGCGGCGAACACCGTGTCGTCGCTGGTCAGGCCGGGCGGGGGCGAGAAGGGCGTGTTGGTCATACGAGGTTCAGCGCCGCCCGCAGCGGGTCGGGCTCCCCGCGCGCCGCCTCGAAAATCGCGTCATACTCAAGCTGCGTAAGGCCCGCCTCGACCAGCACAAGCTGGTCAAGCCACGGCTCGCCCGGCTCGATCACGACTTGCGATTCCCAGTGGATTTGAACGTTGCGGGGCGCCGCCGCAGCCGAGGTTTCGAGGGTCGCCAGGAAGCCCAGGCTTTCGGCGCCCAGGCGATACTGCACCTGCGTCACCGCCAACGTGGACGGCGGGTCGGCGGTCGTGACAGGCAGGAAGCCGGTGTTCAGATAGCCAAGCTGCGTTGCAGCGGGCACACCGACCGCCGCCGTGACGTCGGCCAGCGACGCGTCGTCGAGCCCCTCAAGGTCGTACGGCAGCGGGCCGGGCTCCCCAATGTCGAGCGGCGGAACAAGCTGAACTTGCTGGTACAGGATCATAGCGGCCATCCTCGCATGTAACCGGGCGACACGTTCCCGATCATCGGCTGAGCGCCGAAGTTGAACGTCGTGACGCTCTGTTCCAGATGCGACCCGACAGGCGCGAACGGCCCCACCATAGCGGCGAAGCTGGCGCCACCCACGCCCGTCACCGGGTTCGCCAGCGGGTTCTGGTTCCATTCCGTTCGGCCGACGCGACGCCCCCACATCAGCTTGGCGTTCAGGTCAATCTCAAGCTCCAGGGTGTCGCCCACCGACAGTTGATCGCAGGGAGCAATCCCGGCGCCGTTGACGACGATCCCCCCGCCCCAGTTGGCGCCGATCCCGTTGGCGTCCTGACCGCAGAACAGCGCGTTGTTGAACGCCGCCGTCCGCACGATCCCGCAATTCCACGACCCGCCGCCCGCCGTGATCGAGTTGAACCGCATTTCCCAGTGATACTTGCCGGAGGTTTTTCCGGCCTGTGACCGCACCGCCCGCCACGTCCCGGCGCCCGCCGCAGACAGCGTGACGGTCAGGTTGTTGTTGCTCAGCACGATCAGGCCGTTGGCCGTGGCCGGATCGAAGGACGTGCCCGTAATCAGCGGTGGCGGCCCGGCTTGGACCGCCGGATTGAACGTGATCGGCCGGTTGCCGATGGTCACCCGCGACAGCCGGTTCTGGGCGATGATCCGGGGCATCGGCTCACAGGTTCTCAGCGGCCAAATCGAACTGGACGCCGGTTGCGAAGGCCACGCCGGTCGCGACCCAGATTTCCTCATTCGCCGCGAGCCGCAGCGGCGCGGTTTCCGTGAAGTTGAAATCACTGTCACCGGGCGCCGTGGTCGCGGCCATGGTGTACGCGCCCATGACGATCAGCTTGATGAGGCTGAGCGTGACGCCCGCGTCCTTCGACCGATAGGCCTGAAGCTGCACCGCCGTGACCGTCATCCGAGGCAGGGCCTTCAGCGAGAACACCAGGGCGCCGTTCGGCCCGGCGGCGAAGCAGCGCACGGCGTTGACCGCATCGTTGTAGGTGATCTTCGCCGCGACGCAGACGGCCTGCCCGCTGGCGAGCCCCTGAGGGGTGACGACCTTGTTCTGAGACACCGCCATGGTCGCCTCCTACAGCGTGAGGGCAAAGGCGACAGCGAGGTCTTCGGTGAACACCGAAAGGCCTTGGACGTCGCCGATCTGGATGAAGTCGGGGAGCCACACCGGCCCCGGGTTTCGGACGATCATGACCTTGCCGAGATTGCCGATGGGGCTCGGCAGATCGGAGCCGCCCGTGACCTGCGTGGCGATGAAGGCGGCGAGGGTCAGGCCCCCGAGCATGATCGGGTAGACGTTGCCCGCGCCGTCCGAAAACAGGGGACCGGCGTCGCCCGGCCCATAGCTCGCGTCGAGCGGCCCGGCCTGCGTGACGATCACGTTCCCCGCCGCGCCGTTGCGGACGAAGTACCCCTTCGGGACCGGCGGGATCGAGACGACGCCGCCCGTGCCGCCGATCACGTCGAGGAACGCCATGCGGGCTTCGTCGGGGCCGCCGAGAACGGTCGTCAGGGCCTTCACGCCCGACAGGGCGAACGGCAGGCGGCCGTTCACGTTGTCGTCCACCAGTTGGAAGACGCCCGTGTTGAGGATCACGCCCCAGGTGTTGTTGTTCTCGCCCGTCGCCTGAAGGGTGTAGCGGGCGGATGCGGAGTAGGACGACGGCATTAGACCGGCCCTCCGAACGCGATCTTCTGCCAGGACACCCCGGTCGAGACGGCGATGCAGTTCTGGTCGGTGACGGCGACCACCGCCCAAGGCCAGTCGGCAGGCGGCGGCAGGTCAGCCTTCCGCACCTGCCAAAGCCGCAGGGGCGACGTCGGCCACTGGGCGACGAAGAACCCGACCAGCTTCAGCAGGAAGCGCCCGGCCCAGGGCGGGGCGTTGGGCTCAAGCATGCCCTGCGTCGAGGGGGTGCGCTGCGTCACCATGACGGCTGCATCCTCCCCGTCGCGGTGCGGCGCGTGCTTTCGGCGCGCAGGCGGGAGTAGGCGTCGCGCTCTTGGGCGATGGCGCTGACCAGCCGCGTGTCGGCGACCGTGGCCGACAGGTAGTCGCGGTAGAGCCTGATCTTGGCTTGCGCCGTGATGAGGTCTTGGCCTTGGTTCGTCCAGGCGTTGGCCGCCGTGTCGCCCACCAGCACGGGGGTCACATCGACGATCAGGTCCCAGGCCACCTGATAGATCGCGTTCGGGATCGGGAAGAGCCGGACGATGTCGTCCGCCACCAGGGCGTCGGTCGGCTGGCCGGTGGTGTTCGGTTGGCGAAGCTCTTCGAACTCGTCAATCGAGCGGATGGTGATCGGCCAGCGGGTGTTGCCGCTGTTCTGCTCAAGGTAGACCCCGTCGATCCAGCGGGCCGCGTTCGGGGCCAGCGGCCAGGGCAGGTAGTCCTGCCCGGGAACGGTGTCTTGCACGAAGCGGCGCTCATTGAACCACCAGCGCTCGGCCGCGTAGTGGTCGATGGCGCGCGGGATGATGACCGTTTCGAACTGCGCCTTCAGGTCGTCCGCGAGGTCGTCCCGGGTCGTCTCGGCGATGATGCGTTGCTTAAGGTCCCCAAGGGTGGGCATCGACGCGCCCCCTCATCCGAGGCGCGGGATGTAGAACAGGACCACGATGGCCGCGCCGCCCGCCATGGGCGCCGAGTCCAGCCGAACGAAGACGTCGCGCCCCGCGCCCACGGCTTGCAGGAAGTCCGTGACCGCGCTCTCAACCACCTTCGGGACGTTCACTGAGAGCGTCGCGATATCGACCGGACTCGGGCCACCCACCAGGGAAAGGATGAGGTCGCGCCCGCCGCCCCACCCTTCGGTGCAGATGCAGCGGGCGCCCATGAGGACAGCCCCGAGCGGGAGGTCGCCGAGCTTCACGCCGGTTTGAATGCCGAGCGTGTTGCGGGTCACCAGACCGCTCACGTAGTGAACGACCTGAAACCCGGTATCGCGACCGCCCGCCATCGGGTCACCCCGGGCCGGGGAGGTAGTCGAGCCATGCCGTGGCGACGCCCACCGTAGGCGCCGCGCCGGTCGAGGCGACGGTCCCGTAGATCGGGGTATCGACGGCGAGCGGACCCGCCGTCGCGAACGCCACCTGATTGTCCGTGCGCGCCAGCGTCTTCAGGTCGGTCGCGGCCAGGACTTGGGCGCCGCCGGGCGTGGTCCCGATGGCCAGCGTATTCGTCGTCGAGTTGAAGGCCTGCGACACCAGCAGGTGTACCATGCCCATGATCGCGCCCGCAGGCAGGACGCCGATGACACCCGACGCCTGTCCGAAGCCGAACTGCGCCGAGATTTCGTGGATGACCTGAAGGTGAGTCTTGCGACCGCCAGTAGCCATGTCGCCCTCCCCTAATTCGTGAAGGTGGAGAGGACGATGGTCCCGAAGTCGGCGTTGTTGAAACGCGTCTTCTTCAGGCCGTGAATCGTCCCGGCTTCCACGCCAAGCTTGTTTCCGTAGTCGAAGAGTTCTTCGTTCCAGTCGAAGCTGTCGAAGGACTGCCCCTTGCCGAAGGCGATGAACCCGGCCTGCGCGCCCATGAGGACTGCGCGGCGGGCGGTGGGCACGATCAGCCCGGTCGCCGAACTGACGCCGTTGGTGACCCGGGTGGACTCGTGGAGGACGACGCCGTTGTACATGCCCAGCGCGCCGGTCATGATCGGGTTGCCCTTGGACCCGTCGCCGGTCATCGCGGCCTTCTGGATATCCAGCCATTGGCCGGTCGCCGTGTTGGTCCGAAGCTGCGTGACCTGATTGGTGTGCAGCACCAGAACGTAGCGGTCCTCGCCGTCGATCTTCACCGGCCGCAGGACCGGCGTCGCGAGCTTAGCGATGGCGACGATCTGGTCGATCCAGTCGAGCTTCATTTCGTCGCCAGCGGCCAAGGTCTGATCGTTGGCCTTGGCGTTCGGGCGGAAGACGTGCCCGGCGTCCGGCCCCAGGACGGCGTTCATGCCGGTATACCGGGGGTCGTTCTGCACGGTGTAGCCGCACATCTGGTTGAAGAACGCCGTGTCGAAGCGCGCCGCCCACCAGTCCTTCAGGCCCATCATGGCCTCTTCGCGGATCGACCAGGGGATGCGCTGCTCGGTCATCTTCCCGGCCGACTTCACCGCGTGGCGAAGCTGGTCGATGAAAATGTCGTCGGTGTAGGTGGTCAGGGCTTCTTCGTTCCCCTCAAGGGTCCCGTCGCCCGACACGCCATCGCCGTTCAACTGCATGCGCAGCGTGACGCGGATGCGGTCGCCCGCGTCCTTCTTGGCTTCGGTCTTCGTCTGAACGATGTCGTCGGACGAGTCGCCGAGGAACTTCTGAATCCACGTCGCCTTCAGGGCTTCGCGGGCGAGTTGTGACGACCAGAGCTTCTTCGCTTCGGGAGCGTTCACGCCATAGGCAGTTTCGGCCATTGCGGTTCCACGGGTGCGGGGTTCCGCTCCGTGCCGTGGAGCCGCCGGGGGGCCGCGAGGCCCTGACCCGTACCGGGGGTCAGGCGGGGCGCGATGGGCTCGCGCGGGCCTTGGTCAGCCGGTAGGAGGGCGTTGCGCGAGGTCGTCAAGGGCCTTGGCCTCAGCCCACATGCAGCCGGGCACGACCTCGGAGAGGAAGCGCCACGTCATATAAGCTCGGCAGTAGCCTATAGGCCGCCCGTCGCGCTGCTGGGTCGAGGCGACCGGCCCGAGCCGGACGCAGTCACAGCAGGGGAGCTTGTTTGTCACCGCTCGCCACCGCCGCCCAGCCGGGCGGGTCGTCGGTCCCCGTGACGCAGATCACGACCAGCCGCGCCCGGCGCGCTTTCGCGACCATGTCGGCGGTCCCGTCGCCACCCGGGAAGGCGATCACGACGTCGGGCTTCTGGTCGGTCAGCATGAGGCTGTTGCGGATCGGCCCGGCCGCCTTGCCGAAGCGGTCCCAGTCGGCCGGGATCGCGATGACCGCCGCGTCGTGCCGACGCGCCCAGTCCCCCGCCAGTCGATCCGCGCCCCGCGCCGCGCCATGGATGACGACCGAATCCTCGGGGTGCAGGATCAGCGCGTTCAGGGCCTTCTCGACCAGGGCGGCATCGTTGAAGTCGCGACCGCCGCAGATCAGGTAACGCGTCATCGCTCGACGTACTCCCGCCCCTCGGCGTCCACGCGGCGGCCGGTGTCAGGGTGGCGATGCCAGCCGACCGGCTCACCCGCGAACATGACCCGCTCCCACCGGTCGAGGGCGGCCAGGGCGCCTTCGCCGTCGCGGAAGCACCACCGGTCATCGAACGAATGATAGTCGCCCCAGCGGCCGGTGATGATCGCGGTCGTGAACAGCAGCGGTTGAAGGCAGGCGTAGCGGCCCTCGCCCATGTCGCGGATCGACCGATAGCCCCAGGCGTGGAGGTAGGTCGCGAAATTGCCCATCATGACGGCTTCGTCGAGGGTGCGGCGCGGCTGACTCATTTGCCGCCGTCCCACTCGCGCAGGCGGCGCAGAATCTCGGCGTGTTCGCGTTCGAAGAACCGGAGCCGCGCCTTCGCCCACTGAAGCATGACGTGCTGCACGATCAGGTTCGTCACCACGACCGGCCCCCACCAGAGGATCAGCACCACCCGCAGGCCGGGCGACAGGTCGGGATTGACCACCACCAGGGCGAGGCTGTTCGCGACGCCCAGAGCGCAGCACCACACGGCGACCCGGCCGAAGCCGTTCGCCCAAGGCGAGACCTGTTCGTAGGTGGGAGCTTTGAGGATCGCCATGGACGGCCCCTTTGAGCGGAGGGACAGCCGCCGACCGGGTCCGCGCCATGGAGGCTTAATCCGTCGCACAGAACACCGGCCAGCGGCCCGGCAGGGGAAAGGATGCTCAAGTCCGAAACCCTGCCAGGGCCGACCATAAATCGGGACTCAGGTCTTTCCAAGCTCCCGCGCACGCAGCTTGGCGAACGCCTTGTCGCGGGCGTCGCCCTTCAGCTTGGCGACATCGCCCCAGGACAGGCCGTTGTCGGCTCCCTTGGAGCGCGGCGAGGCCGCCGTTCCGCTGGCCTTCTGAAGCTTTTGAAGCTTGGCGGTGGCGGCATCCTTGCCCGAGGCGAACCCGCGCTTCTTCGCGAGGTTGTAGACGACCTCGGCCGGATCGCGCCCGCCCTCAATCGCCTCCTGCGTGAAGCTGAACAGTTCGGTCGCCAGCTTCTTCATGAGCCGGTTGCCGGTGTAGCCGAGGTCTTCCAACTCGCCCGCGCGGGCGGTGCGATAGAAGGTGGCGGCCTTGAAGTAGTCGGGGTGATCCTCGGCGAAGTCGCGTTCGAAGGTCTCCATCTGGGTCCCGACCGCGCGGATCGTCCGCACCTGCGCGTCGCGCTGGCCGTCCGCCTGCTCGTCCGCCTGCTGGCGCACCATGAAAGCCTTCAGCACCTTCTTGATCGTCGCGATATCGGTGATCGGCTCGTCGTCTTCGTCGCGGAGCGCCGCGATAAGCTCGGTGACGTCGTCTTTCTGCTTTTCGGTGGTCTTCGCCTCGATGCGCTCGATGCGGGCGTTTAGTTCCGTGACCTGCCGTTCTGCCGCCCGCCGCCGGGACCGCTCAGAGGCGGCCAAGCCTGTTTTGTCGTGGGCGGTTTTTTCGGCGCGCTTGAGCCGTGCAGAAAGCGGCTCTTCTTCGCTGTCGGACTCGTCGTCGGCGTCCTCTTCCGGCTCCAGGCCTTCTTCAGCTTCCTCATGCTCTGCGCCTTCGTCGGTTTCGACGTCTTCGGTCTCGGGGGTTTCAGGATCGGGTCGTTCGCTCATGGTGGGCTTCCGTCACTTCAACCGGCCCGAGCGGGTGATCGCGTCGCCATGCGGCGCGGGCCTTCTCGTACTGCCGGTTCTTGCGTTGCGCGCCTCCCACCGTGAGCGGACGCCTACAGGCTTCGCCGTTGAACACCGCCGCCCCGCAGGTGCGACAGTCGCCGGTCGCGGGGTCGGGGCTACAGCGCATCGGACGGCGGCTGGGACAGGAATCCCATCTCCTGAAAGGCGCTGACCGCGCCCGCGAGGTCGCGCATCCGCACCTTGACCGTCTCGATATTGTGCTGGGCCGCGCGTTCCTCATCGGAGCCCGCCTCGGCCTTCTCAAGCTTGCGCTCGTACATGCGAAGCTGTGAGCCGTAGGCGGCGTGCGCCCTTTGCAGGATGAACAGGGCCTCAGACATCGTAGCCGTCGTCCTCGGGGATCGGCGCACGCGGGGCCGCCTGCTGCTGAACGGCGCCGCGCTGCGGCCGGGGCTCGGTGGCGCGGATCAGCTTGGCGATGACGTCCGCCTTGCCCTTCTCTTCGGTCGCGGCGGCGTCGGCGTTGGCCTTGATCCCCTCGGCCCCGGCCGCCGCCCGATCCTTCAGCGCCTTCGCCTTCTTCGCGTCGGTGTCCGCCTTGGTGTTGTCCACGATGGCGGCGTTGTTCGCCAGTTCGATCTGCTTGGCCTGCGCCTCGACGGGGTCCGGCTGCTCGGTCTTCTGAAGGCGCTTGCGGATGCCGTCCGCGAGCTTGTTCGCGACCGTCGCGGGCAGGTCGAGGAACGGCAGCATGTCGGCGATTTCCTCGGCCCCGATCACGCCTTGGGCATAGAGTTCGGGCAGCAGCGGCCCGAGCGTCGCCATGACCTTCGCCTTCTGGTTCGGCCCGGCGGGCGCCTCATCGACGACGATGTCGTACTCCTGCGCCTCGACCGTCTTCGCGACCGGGACGTACTGCGACGTGCCCTTGTCCACGATCCGCACCAGCTTGTCGTCGGGCAGGAATTCCCTGATCTGCGCCAGCAGCAGGCGGCCTTGATCGCGCTGGTAGCGGCGCTTCGCGTCGAAGAACGCCGAGAGGATGCCGTAGGCGGCCTGCTTGCGCTGCTGCTCAAGCACACCCGCCTGTTCGCGGCCGACCAGCCCGAGGATTTCCTCGTTCACGCCGGTACAGGCCTTCACCATGTCCTTCGCGAATTCCATGAGGCTGAAGAGCGCCGGATTGATCGGCGTCGGGCTCTTCGGCTGCACCTTCGCGCCCTGCGCGTTCGACAGACTGCCAGGTTTCAGCCACGTGATCTTGTCGGCCGCCGCCCAGGTCGCCTCGAATTTGCGGATGTCGGCGACCGCGTCCTCTTCCATCAACAGGCCGCCGTTGGCGTTGGTCCGCACGATGTGAAGAATTTCAGAGTAGAGCTTGTTCGTGAACATCTGCGGGTCGCGCATCGCGCGGCAGAGTCCGAACCACGTTCCTTTGTTGCGGTCACGCTTCCCGGTGATCGCCTTGTAGCGGAAGCTCTTCTCCTTCAACTCCTCTTCGAACAGGATCACGTCGTTGGCGACGATGGCCCGGTAGTAGACCTTCTCCCACGTCCGTGTGCTGGGGAGGTTCGGATCGGTCATAAGGGCCTGTTCGAAGGCCTCGGGCCGCAGGATTCCGACCTTCACGACGTTCGGGTCTTCCGGCGACGGCAGCGGCGCCAGGAACGCCTGTTCCTTCTCCCACCACTGCCATTCGCAGACCATGACCTCATCGGCCCCGGTCCCGGTCCCGAGCATGCCGGACGTGTAGCGGGTCTTCGGGTTGACGATGGTCACCCGCTTCCCGGCGTCCGTGCCGTGGTAGCCCTCGGGCTCGGCGTCCGGCCGCCCGATTTCACGGGCGTACTCCTCGAATTCGTCGCGGCTCATCCCCCACGTCCGCTTCAGGTAGCGGGCGTCCTCGAAATTCGGCTTCTTCGCGCTCGCGTCGGCGCGCATTTCGAGCGGATCGGTCCGCTCCTTCTTCAGGCTGATATCCTGCCCCTCAAGCTCGGGGGAGGAACAGGTCCAGCCGACGCCGCAGATCAGCGTGTCGTAGAAGGCCTCGCTGTCCTCCTGATCGCCGTTCGACTCGTCGTTGATGTACTGCGCCGCTTGGGTAAGCACGTCGGCGACGCCCTGATCGCCGACCTCGCGGGGGTAGTAGTTGACCTGCTGGCGGTTCTGGATTTCGGCCCCGGCGACCGCGTCGAGGGTCGGGCCGGTGATGTTGAACACCACCGGAATCCGGCCGTTGTCCTCAATCGCCGAGCGGTCGGTCGGCGACCACTGGTGACCGGCGGCGAAGTCGTAGTCCCGCTTCGCATCCTCGTCCCA